CTCCTCTATATATAAATGGGTTCAACACAGCGCTGGAAGCAGTGCTAGCTGAACTATTAGTGCCTGAATAAAAAGCTGTAGTCTTGTACAAAACAAAAGGAGGCGCCATAACATGATATCCCATACGGCTCTCATCTGTGAGGCCCACAAACAACTCTAAAGCAAAATTTATGGGTGCATCTCTACTGGCATTGGTAAACTGCAAAACGACTGAACCAAAGTCGCACTGAGATAAAGGTGGCGTAACAACGCCACTACCAAAATTATAAAACTTATTTGGACCTCCCATAAACTTGTAAAACGAGGTATCCGGTACCACAAACTCATAAACCATATGAGTGCGCGTGGATTGTTTGCTAACGATCTGAAATGGTAAAGGTATGCCATCAGATGCCGCAAAAGGCGTGGTGAAAGCTGATGGATTAGGTCCAGAAAACCCAACAAGCTTAACGTTAGTCAGAGCATTAACGTTTTGAGGTAAATAGTACACTCGTAGATTCAAGAAGTCAATATCTTGCACGGTCTCTTGCGAAACACGATTAAGAGAAACCATCATCCTAAACTTGAATCCTACAGACTTACCATAATACATCCTACTGAAAGTTTCAATAGGCGTATAATTCCAATTGTTTGGGGATTCCCCCAAATAAGAAGACAACGGAATCACGGCAGTCTGTGTATCACCAGCCGATATACCTTCTTCATACACCTGTGATTTGTACATTCTACGCAAAAAATGACGAATATCAAGCGATGGCATCAATCGAGTCATATGCGATAGACTCTGCGTTTTAGAATCCACACGTGTAGTGTGGTTCTGTTCTTGTGGTTCATTCATGACCTTAACCTTTCCCGATTGAGGTTCAAAACTAAGTTTAGTACCTAACAATACGCGTAGCGCAGTGGCTATTGACGGTTTAAAAGAACTGACATCAATACTAGTGGCTAGACCACTAGCATCGAAAACACATTTGGATAAAAATTTGTCCATATTAGATGAACCAACGATATCCTCCACTTGCTTATGCAGTTCTTGGGTGTTGCCCATAACATCCGCCCAGGTTGCAACGGTTTCAGCTATAGCTGTCTTCTGAGTCTTCGTCCATTTGGTAGAGTCGTATGAAACATTACCAAAGGATCCATTAGCATTCAGAATATCGACAGCTATCTTCTCCGGATCCATAGCATTGCGTCTGTAAGCCCTCTTAGGTGTGAACACATGGGGATTAAGCTGATTAAGTGGAGTAAATACTTGCTCGTCACGTTTAACTGCTGTCGGTGACGGTATAATTAAATAATTATCATGAAAAGTATTAGCGGTAGTGTAGCCATAAAAAGTAAGATCTGGTTCTCCAGCTAAATAAATATTAAATTCAATATCTGTTGGTGATGAATCTGACACAACCAAGGGTTGCGCAACATATATATAATAAATTCCATGAAATAATGCTTCAGTATCCATATTATTGGAACATGGTGTAATATCGTTTCTACATAAATAAGGTAAATCCACCTCATGCTCTTGACCGCCTTGTGTAAACTCTAACAAATGCGTCGGTGCATTAACCACCGTTTTATAAACGGGGTAAGCAGACGCTATCTTAACTGATGGATTATACATTTTAATAACTTTAAGCTTACATTGTTGTTTATTGTTCATAACTGACTGTATAATTAACTTCATAGATCCTCTCCATCCTCTACTGTAAGAGTGTAGCAATTCTAAATTATTAACACATAGTCTACCGCTTCCGTCGGTAGAAAGTTCTATACCTCCTTGAAAAGGGGAAATTGGTCGAGCCCATTTCATAACACCAACACCATCACTTGTCTTCACTGTAAATGCTCCTAAAAACTGCTTCTTTGTAATTATATTTGATATGGCCATTTCATCTAAAGATGAACCAAAAATTGGTTCTTGAACTACTCTATTATACTTAACAAAAGGATCTAACTTCTCAAAAAATTGTGGTACATCTGTATTATTAACGAAATTGGTTTGGGTTGTTATTACTCTATGATGAACTTCTGGCATATTAGGATTGTGTAACCCAGTATAACGTCTTATTAAACCTCTGCCCGCATCCAGTGCGTCGGAGGTTATTGTCTTAATTCCACTAAAGGCCGAATCAATCAGCCCTGTGGCAATATCTTTAGCGCCTTGCACAAAACCACTCTGTGGTTCAAACTCCTCTACTCTAATTGGATTGTCAATAAAATAATCATCTCCTGTTACGCACCCTAAGCCCAGCCTAATCAACACGCCGATCAACGACGCTGAACCACCAATAAGTGGCAAATACAAACGCAACTTCTTATAAATGTCATTCTTCTTACTCTCATCAAATTGCCGTAAAATAGGTATATTAAAAATATAAGATATATCGTCCAAATTATAATTTGGATTAGTAATAGTTAAAGGGGGGAGAGGAGTACTACTCCTTCCTCCTTGCGCTGCCCACTGAACAAAACGCGGAGTTGGTACTGCCAAATCAAAATTTTTGAAGCAAGCTTCTACTATAATCTTAAGTGAATTAGAAGAGCCCGTAGAAGGGCGTAAAGGATTTAATACCAAATACACTAAAGTGGCGTAATTACCATTAGTAACAGTTATATCCAAAGTAGTATCATAACCTGCAGTCTGTTCCATATCCGTAGTCGCCAAATCAGTGTTGCAATACCAAGGAACTGGGATCGCGACTGACGTGGCTTCATTAGCATACAAAAAAGCATGAGGTCCTGTAAGTATCGTGTTTATCAATCTCTTATTATTTGCATTAACCAAATTAGGGTATGCTGGCATAGGTGGTAAAACGCCAACAAGCACACAACCAGCGTGTGTTATGGTACCTGCCATGGAAACATTAATAACTAAATCTGGTCTGCCATAAGCAGCCATTTTGAACATATTAAGCACGGAGTTATTGCTTCGAGCAATATCACCGGGTAAAAACTTAACCGTGGAGGTCAACAAAGTGTACCGCGCTGCGGTATCTGGAAAAGTTATCTCATCAACATAAAAAGGTCTTTCAATAAATGATTTCGCGTCTACACGATACGCATCAGGTATGTCTACCTTCATATACATATCATTAAACGGGGAGTCAATATCTTGTATTTCTCTTGTCGTAACCGAAGCTACGGTAGTAGTCATATTCTGTGAGTCAATGTTAAAATCTTCATCTGATGTTCTTTTAAAAGTGTAATCTATATTATGTAATTCTGTAGCAATAGTAATTTCAACTCATGTACCGCTAAGCATGAGTAATAAGTGGTAAAAAATCAAATGTCACCACGGCCTAAACACACCACTATAGTAAAGTTGCATAACCGTATAGTAAACATAGGGGCTATAGGTTGCCAACCTGATCAACAAGGTTTGTTAAAGCAGTATACTCTGCTGGTTTTTTAACGTGGTTGGCTCCACAACAATATCTAATACGTGTAATTCTTACCTTGCATCTTAATAACATTATCATAACCATCATCATACTGTAATATATCTAAAACTTTGCTCTCTGTAAAAAGAGCATCATAAGGATAATTTTTCTCAAAAATTGCCGTTAATCTCCTAAATAAACCGACGGAATGTAAGTATGCCTCCACTTGCATCGATCTCATTTTGCCTAGCATAGCTTCATGCGTATCCTCAACATCACTCTTATTCCACTGTATTGTATTCATAATCGTATCCAATGACAAAACCCCCACATACCTTTTTAGTACAGGGTGCTGTCTAAAATGTCTCTTAACATAAGTCAATTTATCAAAATCCTGACTCTTATTAACTATAGCCGTCTTATCTCCATTTGTACAATCCATACCAAGTGACTCAGCCACTGCCTTCAAATTAATCAAATTAAAATATTTACCCATCTCACCATTAGTACCAAAAACTTTATCGTCACCAGTGACGAAATCCACAACATTATGCACATCCTCAACTCTAGGGTTAGGCTTGTATCTATAAATAACCAACGCTGTCAAACACTTATTCAATAAACAATTCATCAATAAAGTCAACCATGTTCCCGATGGTAAACCATGAGTAGTAGCCCAAATTTCGTCATTCACCAAAACAAAAGAATTAGCGATCGTATTAGTCAACCATTCTATCATATACGCAAATTCTCCTCTATAATATTCTCTAAAAACATCAGTTATTAATCTCATAATACAAGCTAAGATAGTACCATCCCATTTTCCAAAATCAGCGTCACCAGTAACGCTACAACTCTTCAATTTCAAAGCTAATTCGTGTGCATCAACATACGGATTATAACCAACACTAATTCCTGTCTTCATTCTACTCTCTTTAAAATGCTTCAATAATTTACCAAATACTTTCTTCGTCCAAAATATGTGCCCTAAAGGCATAACTCTAAATGTTCTAGGATCGTCTATCTTACTAGACTTCCTCAATTCATCCTTAAACGTCTCTCTACACATAAACAAGTTGTAATCATACTCTTCATTCACACCTGCTCTCCGCACTTTCTCAATCAATTCCACACCTTCTTTCTTTATAACTTTAGCCTCAAAATCAAAATAAGCATCCTTTCCTTTCTCACAACCATAACCATTACTTGAATCCTTATTCAGCGGAGGTACATGTTCTCCTCCAAACGCAGTCTCTTCATCAGTCAAATCATCAAACTCCGTCATTATAGTTCTCAAATACCCCTTCATAAAATCAATCTCTTCTTGCGTGACTCTACCTTGCTTCATAAAAGTCTTCTGGGATAACGCTTTAAGTGTTTTAGCAGGAGTCCCTCGTGAAGCAAAATTCGGTGGCGCCTTCTTGTCTATCTTATCAACCACTGTACAATGTAACTTAACATCATCATTATCACTCGATTTAATCTCAATATCATTTATCAGTTCCTCTATATCACTATTACACTCTCTATGAAATAAACTAGGTTTATAAACTGTATCTCCATTCGCTCTCATTTGATCCACTTTACCTTCATACCTCACTCGCACACCTGAAAAATTCTCTATAACCTTATCATCTAACTCAAATCCCCGCGCACTAGGGGCACTCAACATAAGCTCTCTAATTTCACTCATCACATAATCCGGCGGTTGAACACAAAAACCTGCTGTTGGTCCACCTGCTACATGGTAACCTATAATGCCTGCGCCTGGCGCGGCCAAAACGGTGCCACAAGCACCAGTAGTCGAATAAGGGGTATAAAAACCTGTCTGTACACCATGATTAAACTTACTTGCAACTGTAGAGTACGTAACATTCTCACTATTTCTTTTAACATCCAAATCATACACAACAGGTAGATGGCCTGCTGAATTTATCAAATACCAATTGCTATTACCAGTAGCAGCTCCCATAAAAATACTATAATTCAATTTATATAATGGCACCGTACCCTTGATCTCATAAACCGCTAAGTCACTCATAACATACCTCTTAATCAATCTCAATTGAACATTCTCTATTTCCACATGATTATTCTTATAATGATCCCACGTTCTATACAAATCGACAAACTTATCACCTATCTCAACATGAGCGGGTAACAACAACCGCTTACCACTAACAACACACTGCATATATTCATCATATCCATAATCTAATCCATTCTTAATTCTGATCGTTTTACACAATTTTCTCACTGTTTGTATCCATTCATTATGTTGCTGTTCCAAAATACCAGATTGTGGCCCAAAAACCTCATGCTTCGCCTTCAATAAATTAATATTTTTGACTGTCTCCTCATTAAATTCTGGAGTGGGTAACAACACTTTACTATCACCAAAATACCACTTAATTATAAAACCAACCACACAAGACACTAAAATACCCTGAAATAATTTAGAAACACACACCTTCTCCTTAACAAAACTAGTAACATCACTCAACGTGGGCACAACACGAGTAACAAAGTCCATTATGGAAGATACGGCACCTGAAACCAAGTCAACTGCCATCTTAGTGTAATAATTTATATACTCAGTAGCTATTGCTAAGTAATCCAAAACCGCACTCTTACACATACCAAAAATACTAGACATCATGCACGCAAAACTAACACACTGTGGTTCAAATTCATGAGCATCCTCATACTCTGACAAATTCTCAACTATAACTTCTTCATTAACAAAGGGGCCGTAAGATCTACTTGAACATTCCTCAATAATATTTCTTAAATCATCTGCATTAACTACCATACTATTAGCATCATTCTTATTAGACTCAACCAAGTGCCTAAACAATTTATATAACCAAGTCAAAGATTTTTTCATAACATCACCACTTTGCTTCTCCGTAGAGAAGTTAGGTGTGACGTCAAACGGTACCTGTACCGCATTGTGATTAATGAACGCATTCTCCCACCTCTTACTACCAATGTGATCAAACTTAAAATATTGAAAATTTTGTGAAAAATGCAAAGAGCTACCTTTCGTGACCTTAATCACG